TATAGTTTTATCAATCTCTAGTTGCTTTATATCTTTATGATCTCTATATCCTATTCTTCTACATTTTTTTATGAATAGTTCTAAGTCACTAAGATCGCATGAGTCTTTTGTAATTAACATCTATTTTTCCAATGTTTTCTATTTTAGTAGGATCAAAGGATACTTTATCAATTGTTATATTTGCCGCTGATTTTTCTTTAATATTTTTTTCATTTTTATTATCATTAATTTTTAACATATGATTGTAATAACTTTTTTTAGGATTAATAAATTCCCAAGCCTCTTTTTCCGTTGCGCTGTTGTGCAAATCTAGAATAGCATCACTTAATTTTACCCATTTACTTTTATAGTTTGGGCGTTGACCCGCAAATTTAAAATCAATTCTAAAGTTTGCAGAAGTTTTCATATGATGATCCGTTGCGTCTTTAGGATCGCATATAAGATTTACTATGTAACTTTTGGGGAATAGTCTTCTTAAATATTCGGGACTATCATGTACTACATACGTAATGTATTTCTTTGGCAATTTAATTTTAGACATTATTGCTAACCAGTTATAGTACCAGTTCTCATTATCCCAATATTTTTCTATTCTACTACCAATGAGAGGAACACGTGTTCCATCAGATAGTAATCTATCATAATGCATTTTTGAAAATTGTGCCTCTTTTACCTTTGTATTAAGTGCAAATTCCCATGGTTGAAAACCATTATTATCATGACTGTACCAATGCACATCGTTATAACAAGAAAAAATCCTTCCTACTCGGTGTCCTCCTCCTCCTTGTAAACTATTGATAATAAGAAGCTGAGCACCACTCATTTTTTTTCTCCAATAATATATCATGCATAGAAAGTCTTCTTACTTTCCATATTGATTCATCAGTAAACACAGATAATTTATTTTTTAACTTATGAATATGTATAGGTCTCATATATGGCGGTAACTGATCAACGCAGTACTTTTGTACTTCTTCTACTGTCAAATCTCCAAAATATAAACATCCAGGTATTTGAAAGAGAGATCCTTTATCATTTATTTTTGGGTCAGGTATTGGATAAATGTAAGCTTCTTTTATATGCGGATGTTCCATAAGTCTATCTTCAACACTCGGCGCTTGAAATTTAGATCCACCACGTATCATAAGCATTTCATTTGCTCTACCTAAAAATTGGTAATTACCATCATCACCTAATTCTACAATGTCATTAGTATCATAATATCCGTCTTCATTTAACATTGTTGGAGGACTTGCTGGCCATTTAATTTCAAATGTCCCATTTTTTCCTATACGATGCATATCTTTGCCAAAGGCATGTATAAATCCTTCACACACTTTGCCGATGTGTTGTAGATTTTTTCCATCACCGTAATTATAATTCACATTGCCTGCTTGTGATGTTCCATAGTGTGATGTAAAATAATCACAGTTAAAAAAGTTTTTCATATCATCGATCTGTTTTAATGTTGGCCGAGCACCCGACATTTCTACACATTTCAATTTATGATTCGTACCAGTATTTTCTTCCATTAGTCTAAATGCTATCATAGGAAACATTACAGTCCAGGTTGGCTTAAATCTTTCTACTAATGTATCCCATTCAGAAAGTGCATCGACTAAAACAATATGTCCCTGGTGAATTAAATTGTACGCAACTAGTTCTTGCCCCCATGTAATCCATGGTTGCATAGGTTGTATTTGTATATTTTGTGCTGGTTCTTGTACATATGGATTTGCAATTGCACGACAATAGTGATTTACATCTAAGCTTTGTCCCCAATTATACTCATCTATCTCCCATACCATAGGAGTTGTTTGTGCTTGTCCCCACCTATTACCGGTAGTTCCTGAACTAAAATATGTGGCAAACTCTTTTAGGCATTCTGTAGATTTATCAAAATGCTTATGATGTACTTTTACTTCATCTGATAATTCTATAACAACATTAAGATTACTGGCAGGAATCTTATGATTCCAATCATTTTGTTTGTGATCTATTCTTAAACCTACTGTAGACGATACCATCCATGCTGCAAGAAAGTATTTGTAAGTTTCAATTGATTGTTTACCGGCAATACCAATTCGGTGACCATGTTTATAACCTAAAGACGTTAACCAATCTCGTATTTTTATTGCTTGTGGTATAAGCTCTTTGTATGTTATTGTTTCATCAATGTCGCTGATTGCTGGTCTATCAGTCGGTAATAATGTATAAAACGGATTCATAATTTATTTTTCCATGTTATATTTTTAGATTCATATTTTCTTTTAATAAATTTACATCTATTATTTTCAATTTCAAATAAATCACCCGTTGGTATACCATCAATATGTAATTCATTATCAATAAAAGTACTCCTATTATTTATCACTAACCACTCACTATTAAATCCGGTCATGTATGCAGGTGGAAATTCTGTTAAACCATAGGTTACATAGACTTTACAGCCTTTGTTATTTAGCATTTTAATTTGTTCTTGCTTTACTTGATCTCCACCTATAATTATTTTAACGTCTTTTAAATTTACATTTTTCCATGCTTTTGTTTTAGATAGTATTTCTATTTGTTTTGGCGTACAACCTATGTGTGAAGGTCGTTCGGCCATCACATTTTTAAAGTTATATGGATTCCAAGAAAAATTAATTAACTTAGCATTTACTAATTTTGCAGGATAACTAGTTAATGTATAATGTGCTATTGAAGTATTCGGATACATGTTCAGCATGCAAGAATGATTTTTTATGTCATACTTGCATAATGATTGTTCAGCATATTTTTTTATATCATACCAACTGTGAATTACTTTTTTAGAAACGCCAGTTGTACCACTAGTATATAATATTAGCATTCATATTTAATCCTGTACGTCGAATTTTACACCTTCACCTACTGCTAAAACACACATCGTTTCTGTATCAAAAAACTCAACGAATGCCCAATACTCAGTATCTTGATTGTAAAAGAAACCATATGGTTTTACATACATTTCATTTTCAACTCTAGCATTACCACTTGCAGCAAAGAGAGGTAGAAGGTTATCTTTCTCAAGCCTATCTAATACTTCTTGTGGTGTTGCGCATTGTATCGGTTTCTGCACCCATTGTGGTTCGCTGAAAGCAACGTTAGAGAATACGATTAATCCTACACTAAGAACAAATGCTACGAGTAATTGCATTCCGAATTTATCTACTTTTTTGAAAGGATCTTCCATCAGAAATCATCGCCGAATCCTAACATAGCACTAAGACCGAACACCTCCATTATCATAAACGTAAAGATCATGAGAACAATGCTCCACATAATCAATTTACCATTAAAATTTGTTGCTGCTAATCTGATCGCGATAAGTTCATTACCTAAAAATCTTAGCATTAGCTCAAATTCGTTGTGATCCTGTTTGACCACAACGCCATTCTTCTTTTCTTCTGCCATCATGCTGCCTTTGTCATTGTAGGACTCATACCCATAAAGTCACCCCATTTTTCGTAATAATGCCTCATACCAACCTCATCATGGATTGTACCATTCTCGTGTCGTCCGTGTAGGATATTACGGCTTTCAGTGCCTTCGCGCATTGTAGTCCCTTGACCCGACACACCGATCAGGTCTTCGTGTAAGTTACGACCAAATGGTCCCCATATCGAGTTATGATGCTTGATACGAGTTTCTCTTTCTTCTTTCGTATCTTTGCGTAAACCGTAACCTCTAAATTCAATCAGCACTTTATTCGGACCAAGCGGTGTTACTGTGTCTGAACGATAGGCGGAACCACGAAGGTTGAAGTTAAAGCCTGGGAAGAGATCGACCATGTACCACTGGTTGGGCGGCAGATTGGGAAAAGATAGTTCCCCGCGATCTTCAAATCCATCATACTCTTCATAGTTAACAGTAAAGCTGCTAACGTTAACATGACCGTTATCAAAAGGAATATTTTTTCTTGCGAAATACTCATCGTTGAATCCTGACACTCTGTTAAAATAATGCATAAAGTCATGATAGAATTCACTGTTTGTGTCATGCCATAATTTATAATTAGTATCTATGACCGCTTTATGGTAATGAAATACCTCAAGCTCTTCAGTATCAATTGCGTCTGCGATACAATCAAACGCTCCTGCTGTCCATTCTTCTACAGTATGTTTTGGGTTCGGATCAAGCGTAACCCATACCATCTGACCGTGTTTAACTTCACAATGTAGTTTCTTACCACAGCCTTTATGAATCAGATGAAAGTTACCTCTCGGTCCTTTCATTTGGAGATTGATCGCTGCTTCGACACTATCACCGGTATTCCATACAATGACCTCTTCATTTGCGATTGTCATAATTCGATAGTCATCTTTATTGTACATCTCTGACATGTGACAGACAGGTACCCATACTTTACTAAAAATATCTTCTTGCTCTTGCTTATAGATTGCATGAGAATGATAGATTTCACTACTAATATATTCTACATTAGGCTTCTTTAACCAGGTCTTGTGATTTCTAGGTGCCATGTTATCTCCTTTGAATGAGTTGCAGGATTCTGTTTCGAGGCTCCTGCGGGCCCAGAGATTATGCCGCTAAGCGCATCTCAGGAGCAAAGTTATCGTTTGCATTTACTTTTTTGATTCTCCACTGCCTTCTTATATCTGTCGATCCTATTTCGCCCCCATCATAAGTACACTCAGTAAATGTATTTATGGTGGAGGCGGTGGGTACTGCCCCCACGTCCAGCCTACATCCATCCAGTTTCACCGAATCATTCTTTATTTATATATTATTATATCACATATCTAAGCGCTTGTACATATAAATATTACTGAGAGTGAGTTTCATAATAACTTTGAATTACATCTATCTAACCATAACAAAGGTAGATCAAGATGGCAGTGGCAGAAATACTAGCCGGTATTTCACTTGTCAAAGCGAGTGTCGATTTTATCAAGTCTAATATTGACACAGCTAAAGACATCGGTGAAATTGCTGGTGCTGTTGACGGAATGTTTCGCGGCGCGGAAGAGTGTCAGAGAGCAAGAAATAAAAAGTCAAAACCAGGTTTAGGCGATCAATTTGGTATTAATAATGTGGCGCAAGAGATCATCGATGCTAAGTTAGCTGAAGAGAAAATGCAAGAGATGAGAAATCTTGTAGATCTTCGGTTCGGCCCGGGAACTTGGCAATCTATTCTCGATGAAAGATTAAAAAGAATTGCAGAAGCAAAAGAAGCCGCAAAACAAGCTGCAATTAAAAAGCGTAAAGAAGATGCAGAGTTTTGGGAGCAAATGAAGACGATTGCTATTATAGGTGGAGTAATTGTTATCGGAGCAGGTGCATTTATTGCAACTTTAGCGATTACATGATTTATTTGTTTTGGATCATAATGGCGTATTTCCTTTGGTGTATAATCTTTGGCACATATGCATATGAGATGATTGAAAGATTTGATGTACCATACAAGCAAACTGAACTTGAAAAGAAAACAAGAAGTATAAAAGACAGGTATACGGAATGGTCTTTGCGTTACTTATCACAATAGGTGCTAATGTCTATAACTGTGATCACTTGTCATATAAAGACTTAGAAACCTGTGAATATCACAAAGGTAAAGTAGAACAACTTTTATTTTACACTAAAGAAGTTACTGTGACGTGTCATGAACATGAAGCTGAATAAGAGCGTAATGTAGGACCTTCATAAGATCTTTTCTAGCATCGTTATCTGTACCCTTCTTACCATATCGTTGAGCATACTTCAACACATTACCAATACAAAAGCCTGTTCCATGGCCACCGTCAATAATAAACTCAGTGGCCTGGAACTTATCCTTTGAGTAATGCGAATCATAAGTAGAGTTAATATATTTTTGAAACTCTTCAATTAATTTCTTTTCATTAAATTTATAATCTATCTGCGCCATGGCAAAACTCCATAATCATTGGAAAAATAGGTTTCAATGCAAGTGCACATTGCTGTGCTACTTCGATGTGCTCTTTTTGCGTGCCATTTCCAGAGCGTAAGTCGACGTAATGGACCCAGGACCGAATGGTTCCGTTGACATATAGTCGAGAGTCTGTGATACCTTCTGGTAGAACTGAACGAGCTTGTTCTTTAGCAATGCCACTCTCAATAGCCCATTCATAGGCTTTCTTTGCTTCATTTATAACTCCTGCTTGTTTTTGTAACCAATTAAGTTCTAATTCAACTCTCTGATCGCTATCCATCATATCAGCTAATTCAATACTATTTTGTCTATTTTTTGTATCTTGCAGTCTTGCTTCTCGCATATGAAAATCTAAGTCTTTAGTAGGATCTGCATATCGTTGAGAAAACTCTTGGAAAGAAAATGATCTATGTCGTAGTAGCTGTCTTGCAATATCGCGAGTTGTAGTTATTTCCAAGCAAGCGCTAACCATTTCAAATGGTGACCAGTGTTTTTCTCGGATGAGATATCGTAATAGTCTTTCTGACGTTTCGGTTGATCCTTGGTTGGATGGATTCGAGACACGGGCTGTATAGGCAATGATGTCTTGGAGACTTTCATTTTTTTCTCCTTGTGAGTAACTAATGAGTTTTACATTCATGGATTGAGAATTCCCAATACATAATTTTCTGCAGCATTTTCTGCATAGATCTCGCTATGCTCATACAAAGGTCTGCTTTCTACAAGCTTTTCATCTTTGTACATATCAACATAGAATCCCATCTCATTGAGCATAACATGCGCCATTCGATTAGCAAATTCATCATCACCCCAGTAGGTGCTTATTGTTGGTCCTTTGTATTTCATAGCTTAAAATCCTTAAACCTTTGTCCTGCTTCTGTTTTATCAAAGACTGGAGTATCGTCTGTCAATGTTTGTTCTTGTACATCAACATCATACAATCTCATCTTAGATCGATCAACCCCAATCACAAATCTTTTATGTTGTGTAGGGTCATTATATCTATTCTTTAATTGTTTGACCATCATCTGACCAAGTTGCTCAAGTTCTTCAGTCGCGATAAGAGCGAACATAAGATCCGCCGTAGCTGGAAGGCCAAAAGACTCAGACGTATCTTCCAAACCAACATCACTATTCGAAAAGCCGCTACGAGTCGTTTGCGTGGCTGAAAATACTGGTACATCGAACTCGACCGCAAGCCCACGTAACTCTTCAGCAATTGCTTTAATGTAGTTATAACTATTGATAGCACCACCCATTCCTTTCATACGAGATGACGCGCAAATATTAAGATAATCAATAAAGATAATATCTGGTTCAAATTGTCTCTTTAATTTCAATTCATTCAACAGTGCACGAAAATGACCGGCATGTGCAGAACCTGTTGGATATTCTTTTACAATTAACTTACCTTCTGTCTTACGAGCAATGTCTTCAACTTTAGTTCTAAACATATCACGTGACATGTTAGGTAGTTGATCAATTGGAGTATTGAGAAGATTTGCATCGATACGTTCTGCAATACGTTCTTCTGCCATTTCCATAGTTATGTATAAAACATTTCGACCTTCTACCAGAGCACCAGCAGCAACATGACACATAAATAGAGACTTGCCAACGCCAGTACCTGCAAGGGCAATGTTAAGTGTTTTACGCGGTACACCACCTTTTGTAATGCGGTTGAAATAATCGAGATCGAACGGAATACGATCTTCTTCGGTGTGATAGAAATCAAAACGTTCTTCATAATTTTCAACATAATCGTGACCTACGTTTGTATCGAATGCAACGCCAAGAGCTTTACTAAGCAAATCGGGGAGAGCACCTTTGGTCATTGTTTCATGTTTGCCATCAATAATCGATATTGATTCCATAATTGCATTATAGATGGCTCTATCTTGACACCACTTTTCTGTAGTATCAAGTAACCATTGATTGTCAATCTGTTCACCGGTAAAAAGCTGTGGCAGAATATCGACTGCCATTGTGTATTGTTCACCGGTTAGTTTATCAGTTTGATCAAGTTCAATTTTAAAAGATTCAGCAGTCGGAAGCTTATTGTATTTACCAACATACTTACCTGCTTCTTTAAATAATATACGATAAACGCCTTCGAAATAATCTGGTTTAATGAAAGGCAATACCTTGCGCATATAGTTTTCATCAGTCAGAAGATTTCGTAAGATCGTTTGTTCAAGATTTGCTTGCAAGTTTACCTTCTTCTCTCATCTGTGCACGAATCTTGGTAGCTGAAATATTATGAACGGCTTCACCAAGGTCATGCTCTGTAAATGTATAACCAACACCACGACCATAACTAATGTCAACAATGTTTGGTAATACTATTATAACAAAGTCTTCATCAAAAGTAAACCCTTCTTTTGCTAATCCATCAATAATATTTTGTTTGACGGTTTCAATATCAAACGGATTATCATTTTGCCCAGGTACACGGGAGTTTGCTTCCCGTTTCTCTGGAACCTGTCGAATCATAATAGCAACCTGGCCGGTCATAGCATGACAACGGCGAAAGAGTTCTGTATGACCGTCATGCCACGGCTGCCAGCGACCGAGCATTTGTACTGTAGGATTTAATGGATCAAACTTACTCACTAATAATCACCCATTCTATATTATTTGTACTAGAGGTTTGTCTAAAGTTACCAGCTTTTGACCAATCGATTGATGCTAGTAATTGCTTTTCACCTGTGGGTAATACCATTTCTGTTTGCATACGCACTTCAGCAGGTGGAATTACCACTTCAGGTTCTTTTAAATATTCATGAGCTGCAATGCCAGCAGCAAGTAGAAGTAATACTTCCATTATTGATTCCTTTCCATATAGTTTTTAATAATAGGTAATAACTGTGCATGCGTATCTTCAAACCATTCTGCAACATGATAATCACATCGTATTGGCTTTTCAAACATCTTATCTGTTTGTTCGAAAGTACTGCCTTTTGCTGCAGGACCATTAACTGATTGACTCTTATTAACAGTGTCCATCCAAATAACATAGTCTGGTGCAAATGCTTCACGAGCTTTATCTGTTGGCGCAACAAAATCTGTCACAGTAATCTTACCAGCCATGACAACACCATCAGACAAATATCTCATACGCTGTGCTTGTCGAATACGCCCTTCTGGTGTAAAATCCCAATCATTATATTTTGTTCTTACTTCATCTGCATTAATGTGTACAGCGCCAAGCAAGCTTGCGAGTGGTTTTGCGAGTGTAGTCTTACCACTACCTGGCAAACCGCATATTAAAATCTTCATTCTCTTTCCTTTAACACAGCACTACCAGATTCGATAGCTTCTCTAAGAATCTCTTGTAGTACATCTCCAGCCCATAATTGTAAGTCAACATTCTCAGACGTAAGTTCAGTATCAGGTGATGATTCAACAAAGAAGTTAAAAGACATACTACCCTTATCTTCTTCGTTAACTGTAATAGCTCCATACTGAATTACAGTTTCAGCATATGGACCCTCAAGAAAACGAACTAACCAATGCTGGTCGCCGTCTCCTCCAGGTACAAGAGCATATGTTTCATTTTCCTTATGCGGAATCGGCGAGTACAAGGACATTATCTCTCGTTCCTCCAATGGCAAATTTGGATTGAATATAATCCTTGAAATCGGTTTCTGCAAAGATTGGTTCCCAAAATCCGGCTTCCAATGTATCTTTTTCTCTACATTTCGGATCGACGAGTTCTCCAGTATCTCTATCAACACGACAGTACCAACCGTTACTAGGCTTAGCAACGTAATTGCCGCCAAGAGCGACGTCGAGAAGGCCGCTATAAGACTGAACGCCGCCATCCCAAGACACGCTAATAGGTATTTTAGACTTTTCTTTGACATATCTAGATTTCTCCACATTGATTACAAAGTGATAACCTTTGATTTCAGTGCCTTGCTTGTCTTGTTGACGACCAAGAATCCAGATATTGTCTGCTGAATAGTAAATACCAGTACCACCAGATACTACAGCTTTCGGGAACAACCCGATTTCCATATAAGTGTGGTTGACTGCAATTAGTGGGATATCACGCATATTCAAATAAGGTGTTGTCATACGAAACAAACCTTTGAGTGCCTTTGCGCGTGACATATCGGCAACAGACTTTTCGTTGATAGCATCGTCAAGTTCTTTTTTAGAAGCGAGGTTACCAACAGAATCAATCATGATTACAACTTTGTCTTTACGTTCAATATTTTCTAATTGACCAATCAAATCAAATTTAAGTTCTTCTACATTTGCAATTGGTGTATGAAGAACGCGTGATGTGTCAATATTATATTGTTCAAAATAAGCTTGAGGTGAACCAAACTCTGAATCATAGAACAAGAGTACAGCATCTTTATGCTTTTTTAAATAAGCAGCTGCCATAATAAGACCGAACGATGTCTTAAAATGTTTAGATGGACCAGCAAGTACAGTAAGACCTGGTGCTAGACCGCCGTCTACAGAGCCAGATAAAGCTACGTTGATCATAGGAACATCTGTGGCAACCATATCTTTTTCTGTAAAAAATTTTGAATCAGCAAGAATAGAAGTTTCTTTGATCTTACTATTCTTCTGAAGTTTATCCATAATACTCATATATTTCTCCTTGTAATAGCTATATTATAACACATTTTAGTCAGGTTGTACATAGTCTAATACATCAATTGACGGCTTAAATCCAAGTTCTTGAATGTGTGTAATGTCTGCGGTATTATCTTGTGCTTCACACGCATCGCCTGGTTTATGATCAATACCTGGCATTCGAATACGTGCAATTACAGATACTGTATTACCAGTTCCAGTACCAATATCATATGCTGGTCTTAATGTAATACCTTCAAAGAGATGTGGCTCTAGAATGCGAAGCATAATCAAATCAATTGCATGAATTACATCTTCAACGTGAATAAAATCACGTATATGATTTGTTGCATACTTGAGTTCACCTCTCATAAGTTTACCAATAAACATAGAATCACGAGCGCCATCACCATATACTGTAGTGAATCGTAATCCAACTTGACCAGGAAATGCTGTCTCTTCATTGACTTTCTTACTAATACCATATGGTGACTTATGCCACTGATGAATACAAGAAGAAGATGCATAGAGAAGCGGAACATTTGCTGCATGACACAGTCTTTGAATACGAGTCGTAGGCGTTACATTATTATCCCAATAGAGATCAGGTTCTTCGATTGATTTTCGCACATCTGCATCTGCTGCAAGATGAATTACAAACTCAGCACCTTCAAGTTCAAAGTCAGAAATATCTCTATCAATACGCCTGTCCCATGGGATAATGTGATGGCCATCGAGCTCGAGATAATGTTTTAAATGGTGGCCAATAAATCCACTTGATCCTGTAATTGCGATTTTCATTTGTTGTCCTTTAGAAATTTTTCTGCTGTTGCCATTGAAGAATTAATTGCTTGATGCATATCTACATAAACGTACTGACCACATCTACCAATAAATGTCATATTTTCTTCTACAATATTTTTATACTTTTCGTAGATCTTTCTGTTTTCGCCATCAACATCTTTAACAGGATAATATCTTTCCATATTATTATCTTGGTAATCACATGGCTCTTCATAAGTAAGAGTGGTATATTTATCAGTGTCTCCGTGACATGGCAAATTTTTCCATTCGGTCACTCGAGTATATGGTCCATCATGAGTAAAGTTAACAGTACCTGTTGGTAATACTTTTTTCATAGGTAACGTTACATCATGGAATTTAATAGACCGATATGGTAGCTCTCCGTATCTAAATCTAAAGTATTCATCAATGGGCATGCTATTAAAACAATGAGAATAGTCATCGTAAACTTTGTGTCTATCAGCCCATGGAGTATTAAGCATGACTTCAATGTTTTCATGGTCAAGCATATTTTTAATTAAGCTCGTATAACCGTCTTTCGGTAAACATTGATATTCATCATTTGGAAAATAATATTCGTTATCATCGTCTCGAACCGGTACTCTTTTTAGAATACTTGGATCAAGTTCTTCAATTGTCTTACCCCACATTTTGTAGGTATATGGTCTGAAAAAGATATCTATAACATTTTCTTCGCCGACAATTTCTTTTGTTTCTTTATTAACGGGCAAAGTGACATATCGACCGTCACTTAATTGCGCTTTTACTTTATGTTTGTAATCTACCCATTCGGTAAATCGACTGACAAAATCATATACTTTCTTATTGTTAGTATGAAACAAATGTGGTCCATATTTGTGGATACGGATTCCATATTCATTCTCATAATCATAAGCATTACCAGCAATATGATCTCTTTTATCTATTACAATCGCTTTATGACCTGCATCTGCAAGCATTCGTGCAATTGTAGCACCGGCAAAGCCAGCACCAACTATTAAGCATTTCATAATACTCTCCCTAGTTCTTCTTGAGTTACGCTCTTATCAAGCGGGTGAGTAGTATATATGGCTTCTTTTTGGGCGGCTGCCACGTCTTCAAGTTGTTTATCTGACATCATAATTATATCAGATGCTTTCAAAGAAGCAAGGTCATCATCGTCATAATACAGAACCATTTCTTTCCAGTCGCCAATAAGGATAGATCCACTGTCTGCAACCTGTAGAGGTCTTGCTCTCCACCAACCAGATCCTGCATGGAAATAACCTGGCATAAGGATACCCCATTGTTGACCATAGATATTAACCATTTCTGGTTCGATTACTCGATCCTGACCATCTTTACGTGAACCGTATTTCTTAAGTGGCCAATCACCAATGTTCTGTGCTTTCAACCACTTCTTTGTTTTGTCTTGAATCAGACCAGCAAAGTTAAATACCTTCTGCTTTTCCTCGAAGAGTGAATTAAAATTAGAGGAAAGATTAATGTGATATGGATTTGGATTAAAAGAGAACATTAGTTCTTTTGGATAATCAATCAACAAACTAAGATTACCACCTGCAAAAGCACTAATCAACATTTTGTTCTTCTTTGATTTTACAATCTCAATACCATTCAATAATTGCTTTTCGTAATCTTCAATATTATCTGGTACATGTTTATGACCATCTTTGACATATGGTCTAAAGAGTTTTTCAGGATCTTCAAGTGCAGTCAAACCTTTGTAAATACTATCTGTCTGCCAATCATCGAAAGCAAGAATACAATCTGGATATTCGTTAATGAGCCACAAACCATTATAGACAAATCCAGCAAAACCAGATGGATTATGAATGTAGCAAATGATACGATCGTATTCTGATAGGTCTTCACCGATTGTAACAATACGTTGTTCTACTGTATGACCCATGTCACGTAGACATGCAATCAAAGAGAGATGCGATGGCATAACTTTCAGTTGAGAGGTCTTGTAAAAGTTCTCAGTACACTGCTGTTTGTTCATCCCAGTTATCAAGATTTTCATAATATAGAGTTCTCCAAATTTATAAGTATATTATAAACTAAACGAAGTCAAAAGTAAACAGTTAATTTGTATAATATTATTACTAATTACCATATAGTTCTAAAATATAATATCTTAGCTTTAAACTATATGGTAATTATGTTTTAGCATTTATACTTAATTTGAGCCAGACGTACGCGGGCAAGCTAGGGTGTATAGTTATTCATCCTATGCACCCAGCTGCATTTCTGGATTAATCAGTTTTTCTTAAATCATAAATGCGTTGTTCTTCTGGGCTTGTAGCATATGTTTGATATGCCATGTCAGTCTCAAGCTGTTTTATTCGTCCTTTTAATTCTTCAAGCTCTTTGCTTAATCGCATGTTCGTATATTCTACGTTTTCACCTACGATTTTACGCTCGAGTTCGTACTGTTCTTTAATCCAATCTTGAGTTGCGGACATTGATAAACTCCCAATCTATCATTGCTTGGTCGAACATTCCAGCCGTTACCTTCCAAGATTTTACCCACTTTAACGGTATTTCTTGTTCTTTCATTACGACTCTCTTAATGCCGACTTGTATTACACCTTTTGCACAGTCACTACAGACTGGCAAGCCTGTTACATACAGTGTAGAACCATCTAAAGATACGCCATTGTATGTAGCATTATATATGACATTCATTTCAGCATGAACGACATACTTATATTTAGTCTCACGATCTTCATAATGTGATATAGTATCTTCAATCCCACGAGGAAAACCATTGTATCCTTGAGACAGTACTTGTCCCTTAGATCCAACTGCAATCGCCCCGATTTTGGTTGAAGGGTCTTTTGACCAAGAAGATACCTCTTCGGCCAAACTAAGATACCTAAGATCCCATTTACTTGACAAGGTGAAAGTGCCTTTCGTAAACGTGAAGATTTTGTACTTGCCATGTAATAAATCCTGGTTTAATACCTAGATCTTTAGCAAGAGTTTTTAAAACATACTGCTGCCAAGCATAATCATTTTTGTATCCGTACACGACGTCGTTTGAACGCATTTGGACCACTGACTGTAGTTCATCATTGCGAATATAATAAGTGACAGCATTAGTACATATGAAATCGCTTTTACCATTAGAATTATATTCTGTCCATATCGATGGCCTTTGATAAATCATTGACGCTCTACGAGAGTCAGGATTCTCAAGTAATTCTGTAAGTACGTTATCGTACTGCCTATAATATATATCACTGAAAATCAGATGGCCGTAATTAGAATTTATGTTCCCATGATTGTCAGCACTGTACTGCCATGCTTCAGGAGGAGAAGCGTCCCCACCATAGATATCACGAATGTTAGTACTACCAGAAAGATACCAATCAATTTCTCGCCCAATGTATTCATCATTCGGCTTTCCGAAAATTGCTGGTTCTGTTGCGAGAAATGAAGCGCCAATAAGTTCGATCGTATTTTGGCCGGTTTTGTCTGTTGTGAAGGCTCCGTCATTTAATTCTCCAATAAAATGTTTTCTAATATCACTTACTGT